TGTAAACGGCGAACTGTTAACACCTAGTGTAGACTATGCTATAACTAGTGACAGGCTAAAAGTTCAATTAGTAAGAACACCAGCAGCTGATGATATTATAGACGTTATTCACTTTACTTCTGCAGCAAGTACAGCTAAATTTGCATATAGACAGTTTAAAGATATGTTGAATAGGACACATTTTAAGCGTCTTGATAAAGCAGCTACTAAACTAGCACAACCATTAAATTATTACGATTTAAGAGTTGAGTTAACCGATGCAAGCCAGTTGTCAGATCCAAACAAGGGACAAAATTTACCTGGTGTAATCTTTATTGATGGCGAGCGCATTGAGTACTTTGTAAAAGAAAGTAATACACTGCGCCAACTACGTAGAGGGACATTAGGTACTGGAGTTAAGAATACTTACACATTAGATACTAAGGTATACGATCAGAACATAAGTAAAACTATACCTTATAAAGATCAAACCTTGGCCCATAACGCTACAGCAGACGGCGCTACAAGCGAGTTTACAGTTAGTTACCCTGTTGCATCAATTAATGAGATTGAAGTGTTTGTGGCAGGCACACGTATGCGTAAGACTACGTTAGATGTGTTTAATCCTGTAACTGCACTAGATAGTCCAGAAGGGGATACTACAATTGTAGCAGACTTTACGTTTGATACAGAAACTAACGTAATTACATTACTTGCAACTCCTGCAAAAGATACAAGAGTAACAATTGTGAAAAAAGTGGGCCAAAGTTGGACAACTTTCGGAGAATCACTGGGTGATACAGAAAATAGTATTGCAAGATTCTTACGTGCAGGAACATCTGAGCTACCTGAATAAATACAGTATAGGAAAAAATTAAATGAGCGATAACATGCAGGACACAAACGGAGTACTAGTTCAGGGACATATTAAGATATTTGACCCTGAATCACAAAAGGTATACATTGACAAGCGCAATGCAATCCATTATGAGAATATGAGTATTGCACTAGCAGATAGTTTAGCAAACGCTGGATCAGGATTTATATATGAAATGAGCTTTGGAAACGGCGGAACAAGCGTTGATCCAACTGGTATTATTACATACTTAACACCTAATAGCACAGGAACTAATGCAAGTCTATACAACCAAACCTATACTAAAGTTGTTGACGACAGAAGTGTAAATAATACTGACCCTGCAAGAAATAAACTTGAAACCCGACATGTAGCGGGTACAAATTATACCGATATTGTTGTAAGTTGTTTACTTGATTACGGCGAACCAAATGGACAAGATGCATTTGATACTGCAAGTGCAACAGACAGTCCGTATGTGTTTGATGAGTTAGGATTACGTAGCTACAGTGCTGCTGGAACAGGAAGATTAATGACACATGTTATTTTCCATCCTGTACAGAAGTCGCTTAACAGATTAATACAAATTGACTACACTGTGCGTGTACAAAGTTTGGCAGGGTAAGGGATAAAATATGCCATATATAATAAATTACACTGACACTGTTAATAAAGGTACAATAATTGTTGCAGATAATACACTCAACAGTGAAACTACTTTAAGTTTTCCAGGTAGAGGAACAACAGCATACGGTCAAGCAGTAAATGAAAACTTTCTGCACATATTAGAAAATTTTGCAAACACTACTGCACCGTCGCGTCCAGTAGAAGGACAGTTGTGGTATGATACAACAGCTGGAGTTGATCAGCTTAAAGTATATGATGGCACAAATTGGGTTGCTAGTGGCGGACTTAAAAAAGCTAGTGCAGCACCTGCTGTAGCAAACAGTAGTGCAGGTGACTTGTGGGTTAACACAGAAAGTCAGCAGCTATATTTGTTTACAGGTAGTGCTTGGGTATTAGTAGGACCAGACTTTAGTGATGGCCTATTAACTGGTGCTACTGCACAAGCAATTGTGGGTATTGATGATGTAACTTATAATGTATTATCTATTAAAGTTGAAGACAAACCTGTAATTATTATTAGTAGTCAAACGTTTGTTCCAAAAACATCAATAAAAGGTTTTAGAACTGGTATTAATCCTGGCATGAATATTGCTGATGAAGCAATTATTGGCGTACAAGCACTAAAATATTACGGAACTGCTGAAAAAGCAGAAGCGTTAGTAGTTGGTAACGTATCAATTGCAGCAAGTAACTTTTTAAGAGGTAACGCTGCAAGTACAACAGACTATCAATTAAGTGTTAAAAGTAATGATGGTATTAAAGTTGGCACAGGCGGACAATTAAGTTTAGGTATTGACGGCGAAACTGGCATTATACAACATAATACAAGTGGTTCAAGTATTGATATTAGAATGCGCAGCGGTAACTTAACCCCAACAGTTGTAAGTATTAATAGTGACGGTAATGTTGGATTTAATAATGCTGCACCTGAGGAATCAATTGATGTTAAAGGTAATATTAAAATATCTCCTAAGACTGGCGTAGCAGAAACTGGCATTTTACAAATTACAAGTAATGAAAATTCTTCATCGATTGGCACAGGTAGTATTAGAACTACAGGCGGCATAGGAATTGCACTTAATGCATATGTTGGTGGCGACCTTGATGTGGGCGGCATTTTACAAACCGGTAATATTGCACCAGACGGAGCTGGCACAAGAAACATTGGAACATCAGTTAGTAAGTATGATCAAATACATGCTACAACATTCTTTGGTAATATCCAGGGTAACGTAAGTGGCACAGTTAGTGGCAGAGCAGGTAGTGCAGATAGACTTGCTAGTGCTACAACATTTGCACTAAGCGGTGATGTTGCACCAAGCAGTTTTGAATTCGACGGACAAACTGGCGGAAGTACAAAAACTTTTGCAGTAAGTATTGCTGACAGTTTTATTAGTAACAAGACTGTTACTTACGATGCAGGCAACGCTGACGAATTACTACTAAATGTAACTACTGGTACTACTGGCGTTCGTAGAATTACAAAGCGTAACTTCTTAAAGACAATTCCACTTGTACCAGCAGGTTCAATGCTGGCATTTGGTGGCGCAGAAGCTCCTACAGGTTGGCTATTTTGTGACGGAACTGAAGTTAGAAAATCAGACTTTAATACATTATGGTTAGCAATTCAACACAACTTTAAAGATGCTAGTTTAGTATCCGACAGTGGCGTTAGCTACTTTACATTACCAGACTTTAGAGGCAGAATGGGATTAGGCTTAGACAACATGGGTGGTCCAAGCGCAAACAGAGTATCTGATATTGCTGCTGACGCAATTGGTGGCAACGCAGGCGCAGAAACATACACAATTGCAACTGACAATTTACCAGAACACGAACACGACTTAGAAGGCGCAAGTGGTACACAGTTTTACGGTGTTAGAGTTGGAGCTGGCGAACCGGTTGACGACAATGCAATTGCACTACCAATTGAACCAGGATTAGGTGGCACACAAGGCATTGCATCTAGTGGCGGCATTAAAACAGAAGCAACACTAGGTACACCTTTTAATGTTATGAATCCTTTCTTAGCAGTTAACTATATCATCTACACCGGAGAATAACAAATGAGCTATCAACTAAACAAAACAGACGGTACACTGCTAACAGACTTAATTGATGGGCAGATTGATACAGAAAGCACTAACCTTGTGTTAGTTGGTAGAAACTATACCGGATACGGAGAATACTTTAACGAAAACTTTATTAAGCTATTAGAAAATTTTAGTAATACTGCCGCACCAAGCAATCCATTAACTGGCCAGTTATGGTGGGACAGTAATAGCCAAAGATTACAAGTATATAATGGCACTATATGGAAATCAAGTGGTGGACCAATAGTACAAACTACACAACCACAAATGGTTGCTGGCGATTTGTGGATTGACAATCTAAATAATCAAGTTTATGCATACGACGGCTCAGACTTAATGTTGATGGGACCACAGTATACATTGACACAAGGAATAAGCGGATTTAAAATAGGTAGCATACTTGACTCGCAGAGTCGATCTCGTACTGTTACAAACTTATATGTAGGCGGCACACTTTCAGCAGTAATTAGTAATATTGAATTTACTCCAATTTATGCGCAGCGTGTAATGGGATTAGTTACAGCATCAAATCCAAACGGTATTATTAAAGTAGGTTATAACGTAATTGATACTGCTAACTTTAAATTTAGAGGTATTGCAGATTCGTCAAACGCACTTGTTACGGCAGGCGGTATAGTTAGAACTGCTGACAGTTTCCTTCCATCAACTGCAAACGGTATTACTACTGGTAATTTAACAATTCAAAACTCAGGTGGTTTAACAATTGGGTTATCACAGAATAATGTACAAAAAGTTGTTGGTCCACGTTTTTATATTGAAAATCAGCTTACAGACCACGATTTAAGCTTACGAGTTAAGTCAGGCGCGTTTGGATCAATCTCTGTAGATGCAATTTATGTAGATGCAAGTACAGCTAAAGTTGGTATTTTTACAACTAACAGATTGCCTGCATATACACTAGATGTTGAAGGCGATATTCGCTGTACAGGCAACTTAATTGTAGAAGGCACTAGAGTTGCATTAGACGTTGCTACACTTAGAGTTGAAGATAAAATTATTGAAATTGGTGTAATGAACGACAGTACTGAGCTTACAGATGCTCAAGCAGATGAATCAGGTATTAGTGTTAACAGTCTTAACGGTAGTAAAGATATAATTTGGAAAAATGCTACAAATGCATTTACTTCAAACGTAAACTTTGATTTGTTAGACATTAATAAAACATATAAGATTGGCGGAGTTGACAAACTTACAAATACTTCACTGATTAATATCTCTTCGGCACCAGACTTAGCATTAGTTGGTACGCTAACTGTCCTGCAAGTTGATGAAATTAACGTTAACGGTAAAACTATTACGTCAACAAATGATATGGCATTTGTATCAACTGCTGGAATAGCAATTACAGGTGGTGGCGATATTAATATTACTGACACACAAAAAATTACTGGCGTTGGCAAAGCAATTAGCGCAAAGAAAGCAGTAGAACTAGGTGTTACTGAATCTTCAGTAGGAACAGTTGCAACTAAAGAATATACAGATGAAGAAATTGCAACAGAAGCAGTTATGTTTAGTATGGATATTACAGGCATGGGAACAGGAACTGCACTACAAAATGCAATGGCATCATACTTAAACGATATGTACCCTGCTGCAACACTAAACACAAATAAAGTAGCGCGGATACACACAACATCATATGCTGGAGCAACAGTGCAGGGCGTAGATGTTGAAAGCGCAAAAAATGTAAGTTATGTTGCAGTAGACTCTAACGGGACACAGAATCAAAACGTAGTACAAGACGTTGTATTTGATGCAGGCGGCGCAAGCGGAACAGTTATCCTATCGCCGAGTAGAACACTAATGACATACACATCTACTGGAAGTGCATGGGCTTACCAGGCAACAACAGCGTACTAAGAAAAACGATAAATAATACTAATAGCACTAGGGGTTACACAAATAATGGCATATGCAATAGATAGATATAATAACACACTGTTAACTACAGTGGAAGATGGCACAGTTGATCAAACAACTGACCTTAAATTCATTGGTAAAAACTACGCAGGTTACGGCGAAATACAAAACGAAAACTTTTTGTTCTTGCTTGAAAACTTTAGCGGAGCTAATCAGCCAGCAAGGCCACTTAGTGGGCAGGTTTGGTTTGACAGCGGCACAAGCAAATTAAAGTTTTACGATGGAACGCAATGGCGTACAACTGGCGGAGCAGAAATTGGCGCAACACAGCCAACTGGTTTATCTATTGGTGACTTTTGGTGGGACAGCGGCAACGATCAATTATACACATTCAACGGCACTGTTTTTGTACTTATAGGTCCACAGAACGCAGGCGAAGGCGTAACCCAAATGCAAAGCCTCGAAGTTCTTGATACTACAAATACTACACAAAGCGTGATTTCTTCTGTAATTGGAGACGTAACAGTATTTGTTGTAAGCCCAACACAGTTTGATCTAAATGCAAGCCAAACTGCATTAATTGCACAAGGTTATGATAGAATTAACAAAGGTATTACACTAAGAAATACCAAACTAGCAACTGCTGGAGTTACAAGTACAGCTGATAGATTCCATGGAACCGCAACAAACGCTGAGAAACTTGGCGGTATTGCAGCAGGAAACTTTATTCAAACAGGCGCTGGTAACACTGTATTTACAAGTGCTTTAGATATTCCAGATGATGGCATATTAATTGGTGATTCTAATGATTTGCAAGTTAAAATTGCTGCAAACGGATACGACGGCGTAATACAAAATGTTACTAACAGCGGAACAATTCAACTTAAAGTTACTAGCGGAGCAGGAGCGTTAACGCACGTTGGTACAGTTACATCAGCAGGAATAGTTCCATCAGCAGATAACACATTTACAATGGGATCTGCTAGTTTAGGATGGTCAAACGTATATGCAACTAACTTTACTGGCGAAGCAACTAAAGCTGGAACGTTAAGAGTAGGCAGTGATTTCCGTACTGCAAGCGCAAGTGCAACTAATAATACAGTTGCAGTAAGAGATGCAACGGGTAATATTGCAGCAACACTATTCCAAGGAGTCGCAACACAAGCACGGTATGCTGACTTAGCAGAAAAATATACAACAGCAGAAGAATTACCAGCAGGCACAGCAGTAACAGTATGCAGTCATCCAGATCACGAAGTAGAACCGGCAACAATAAGCGATCACTGCATTGGTGTTGTGTCAACTGATCCAGCATACATGATGAACAGTGAAGCGGATGGTCAATACATTGGACTTAAAGGACGTTTACCTGTAAGAGTCAAAGGACCTGTCGCTAAAGGCGATGTAATTTATGCCTGGGAAGATGGAGTATGTACAACTGTTGCAACAAATGCAATAGTAGGAATTGCACTTGAGTCGGATAGTTCAGAAGAAGAAAAATTAGTAGAATGCGTACTTAAGGTATAATTAAAAATGGCAGAAATTACAGCAGCACGAATTAACAACCTACAAGCAAGTGTTAACTTGATCTTGGGTGCAGGTTCGGGGCAGAGTGGATACGGACAGTCGGTTGGAAGTGCTCCAGTTAACAACACTGGTGATATAGCAACAGCCGCAGACATGAATTTAATTTATGCTGATATACTTGCTGCAAGAGTGCATCAAGTTGGTGCAGGCGACATTGGTATTGCGCAGGTTGTACAAAACCTTAACACTATTGCAATTGATACTAGTTTTAATATTGACGATGCAGGCGTAACAACAGCAGACCCAGATGGATTTAAGAAGGGTATTGCAGACTTTGAAACTGTAATGAATCAAGTTGTTGTTGATAAAGCTATAATGCATTCGTCACAAGCTGCACTTGAACCATCAATAGCATCTTCTAGAAGCAGTTCTTGGAACGGCTTAATTTATCATGAAATAGCAGTTACTTTTTCTTCTGCAGAGCATAGACGTTTCTTCTTCAATACCGGCGGCGAACTTAGAGTAAGTGCAAATAATACAGGCTCGTCTACGCCAAAAGGGTTAGACTGGACTCTGTTATGTTCTGAAGTAGGAAATATTAAATTTAGTGCAGAAACTACAGTGTCATCTTTAGGCGGCGGAACATCGATTGGTAATTATGACTTAACACCTTCATTCCAAAATATATACCAGAAGATTGGCTCGGGAACAAACCAGGGTGTATATGCAGGTAATATATATACTGTTAAAGCAAGGTCAGATATTGCAACACGCATTATTATTAGAGTTGACTTTAATGACATAGTGCAAGTTGGCAACATTGATAATAACGTAGACGGAACACTGAACAGCATCTTACAACATTATCGTGCAAACGGCGATATATCTGTAGTTGCGCCCACTTATTATAATACTTCATCACTGGCATAAGCCACACATTTTATTTTAAGTTTAAGTTTAAATAAATACTTAAAGCAAAAGAGGAAGTAAATGCCAACAACTATATTAGCTAGTAGATACAATACGCTTAAGGATGCAGTAAATCTTGTACTTTCAAATTCAAGTATTGGCAATCCTACCTACGGCTACGGACAAGGCGTTACTACAAATAGTGTAGTTGGTACACGGGGACTATTGTCACCTTCAGCAGCATCTAAGGTTACAGCACAAGATTACGAAGATTTATACATTGACCTAATACGCACTAGAGCGCACCAAGTAGGCGCAGCCGCAGCCATTAGTGCATTTGTAGTAGGTGACTATAATACTAACGGAGCTACTGCTGACAAAATTGAAGAGTCGTATGTAATAGGATTAGAGTCTTTAGCATCAAGTATTGCAACTGACAGATTTACAGTAGATCCGACAAATTTGCGGATAACAGCAGCTCCTGAAGCATCTAGCTCACGAACCGGCACCTGGACTACTACAATTTCACACATATTTACAATGTCCTTTCCAACAGCACAAGCTCGTAGGCACTATTTTAATTCAGGTGGCGAAATACGTCTTAGTGCATCAGTTGACTATACCGGAAGTCAAGCAAAAACAGTCGACTGGCAAACAATATTAAACGCTATGGGCACAGTTAGTTTTAAAGGCACAAATACAGTAAATAATGCTGGCATCGGTTCAGACACTAGCATAGGAAGTCACGATCTTTCAGGAAGCTATCAGATAGTTTATACTAGATCCGGCGGCAATGTATATGCAAGAAACAGATATAACGTGTACGCAATGAATTATACAACGGGCGATAGTACTTCTGCTATAAGATTTAAAGTAGAATTTATAGACGGCGCCCCTAATAACGTAGACGGCTTCGGCATTGATGAAATAGTCTACGGAACATTTAATAGTGTTGTGCAAACAGTTGCAGCAGACGGCACAGTAACTATTAACGGAACATCACACGCAACAGCACTTATATCAGACGATCCTACTGGACTTACAACAAGACCTCTTTCATAAACAGCCACCTTACTGGTTGACAAATCATTAAATCCAATATATACTAGTAGTAATAATAAACTAGGAGTTTAACTATGGATGAGCGTTTAGAAAAAGCACTAGACTTTTCTAATTATATGCTAACACTGAGTAATCAGAAGCGACTGTTAGCAGAAAAGTACCAAGAAGAATTAATACACTTTTACAGTGGATCGCAATTTACAATTACTCGTGAGTTAATTACATTTGTAAGTACAATGGTATCTGCTGATCAAGACGAAGTTGTTATTACAGACGATAATAACATTCCTTGCCTAGTAGAAGACCTAAGTGATTTTTATAGCAATATTATAGACTTGTATACTACTGCATCTAATAACTATCATTCAGCATACTTGCAATTAAAGACATCCCGTAGTGTGGAGAAACTAGTTAATCATGAGCAATAAAGGTGCATTTTTAATTGCACGAAATAATGGTCATATTGATTATGTGAAACAAGCAGTATTTCTTGCAAGACGAATAAAACAATACTTAGACATACCTGTTACTATTGCTACAGATAGTACAGAGTACTTAGAAACAGCATTTGGCATTAATGACTTTGATAATGTTATTAACTTAGACCAAACTGCTAACGCTAATATGCGATATTTCTTTGATGGTACACTTTCTAAAAAAACTGCTAGTTTTAAAAATGCTAATCGCGCAAATGTATATGAACTTAGCCCGTATGACGAAACTTTATTACTAGACACTGATTACATTATTTCAAATGATTTATTAAAATCGGTATTTACATCAAAATCTGACTTATTAATTTATAAAAAGTCTAATGATGTAGCAAAAGTACGAGACGAAACTGAATTCGATAAAATAAGTGATACAAGTGTTGACTTTTACTGGGCAACTGTTGTGTACTTTAAAAAGTCAGAATCTAACAAGATCTTCTTTGACTTAATTAAGCATATAGAACAAGAATGGAATCATTATAGACGAGTATACCAAATAACTTCTAGCTTGTTTAGGAATGACTTTGCTTTTAGTATTGCAATACACATAATGAATGGTTTCCAGAAAGGCGACTTTGCCCAGCAGCTACCAGGAAGTATGCTGTATACTACTGACAGAGATGTTCTATGGAAAATGAATAATGACGAATTTATGTTCTTAGTAGAAAAGAAAGATTATATCGGAGAATACACTGCATTAAAGACACAAGGACAAACTATTCACATAATGAACAAAGCTAGTCTTAACAGAATAATTGATCAGGAGTTTGCAAATGACTAAAGGAATTGTAGTTCTTGCACAAAACAATGCAACTGATAATTATGTAGAACAAGCTGCTTTATTAGCAATGAGTTTACACACTTATAATGATGCAAACATTAGTTTAATCACAAATGATGAAGTACCAACAGAGTATATAAGTCTTTTTGATAAGATTATACCTATTCCGTTTGGCGACAGCGCCGAAGACAGTGAATGGAAAGTTGAAAACAGACATAAATTATACCACGCTAGTCCTTATGATGAAACTATTGTAATGGATACTGATATGTTAGTATTACAAAACATTGATGTATGGTGGGATTTCTTAGCTAATTACGAAATGTTCTTTACTAGTAATGTACTAACATACAGAGGCGATATTGCTGACACTAGTTATTATAGACAAACGTTTATTGATAACAATCTTCCTAATTTGTTTAGTGGGTTGCACTATTTTAAGAAGTGCGAATTTGCACAAGAGTTTTATGCTTGGCTAGAGTTAGTAGTAAACAACTGGGAAGCATTTTATGAACAACACCTTAAAAGCGACACTAGGCCAAAGCATGTAAGTATTGATGTATGTGCAGCTATAGTTACCCGCATATTAAATTGCACAGAAGTTATTACAAACAATACAGCTAAATTTCCAAGCTTTACTCACATGAAACCGTATTGTCAAGGCTGGAAAGAAGTTAATAGTAGTTGGCAAGATCAAATGGGTGTATATATTGATATTGCTGGTAGTTTAAAGATTGGCAATTATGCACAAACTGGAATACTACATTATACTGAAAGCGACTTTTTAGAAAAGTCTCCAGCTATAGAAAGATACAGGAGACTAACAAATGTCTGATTTACGTAATTTACTAAAAAAGATTAAAGTAAGTGTTGAAACTGCAGAAGCATATATATACTACGATCAAAAAACTGGCAAAATCCATAAAATTAGCGGACATAATGTACCTAATGAAGAATACAAGATTCTTACAGTGTCGCCTGAGGAAGCAGCGCCTCTCTTAACTGGTGTAAAACGGACAGATGAATTCATCATAACATATGACATGTCTGTTAAACAAATACTTATGAAAGAAGTTGCATATGAAGATAATCATAAAACAGCTTCTACTATGTGCTACCAATTACCGATTATTAAAAATTCTCATGACGGACACATGTCTTTAACACGGGTTCATGAAGGAATTAGTGTATACATTTGGAATGATAGTGAAGTAAGTAACTATCGCGCAGGTGAACATGTTTGGCATAATAAAAATGTTTATAAGCTTATGTCAGATCCAACGGAATGGAACGAATCAGAGCACACTCTTTATTTAGAAAATGTCCAACTTACTTCTATTCCGACTCAAAGCCATAATGTAGAAAAACTAACAACAATTCCTGAATATGTTGGCATCCACGTTGATGTGTGGTATAAAGAATTAGAACATGTTGCAGGACAACACGTATGGCATAAAAACATTGTTTACAAACTCCTACAAGACCAAGCTATTAATACAGAATTTACAATGGATAATGTAGAAATTGTTGTTAAAAATGTATTATTGTATGCTGACGAAAATAAACTATTAGAAACAGTTTCTACTATAAGACCAAATATGCTTATACTAGATAACAACAGTATTTACAGAACTGCAATTATAGAGCAACCCTTCGACAAAGATAAATTAAGTATCTTATTTTATGCTACGTCTAATAAACTGTTATACTGCTCACTTGAAACTGAGGCAATTTGGGAAGTAGAATTAGATGATATAGAAGAAACAGCATCATTAACAACGCTGGAGTTAGATTACACTCCGTCTATCAAAGTAAAAAATGGAAATATCATTCTTTCAGGAAAATATTTATATCAAGCAGAGATTGATAAGGAATACGATATTATTGTACAACAAAATATACCTAACAGTTGTTGGAATATAGTTCTTAATCCGTATACTAAGAAATTTTTAGTTAGCAGCGGCTACGCACCTACTGACATATTGTATCTTAGTGTGACTGCAAAATACGATCCAAATATTTTATACAAAAGTTTAGAATTTAAGGTTGCTGACTTACTTACCAATACATTAGTTGCAATTCCGTTCACGTCTGACTACGAGAGTAACGAGGATAGTGTAAGTATATACACAGCAAAATATTTTGACAGTTACGCACACGAGGTTATTTAATGGCAAAATTTAAGCCAATCGATTACGACATCATCTATCTAAGTTATGATGAACCTAACGCAGAAAAAAACTATGCAGACCTATGCAAAATAGTTCCCTGGGCAAAACGTGTACACGGAGTAGATGGTAGCGATGCTGCACA